AGTACAGGCAACTTTGCTTTGAACTATCTTATCTCTGGAGATTTTAATAAAGGTATTCCGCTAGGCAAAGTAACAGTATTTGCTGGCGAATCTGGCGCAGGTAAGTCATACATCTGCTCTGGAAATATTGTTAAGAACGCACAAGACCAGGGTATTTTTGTTGTATTAATTGATACAGAAAATGCTCTTGATGAATTATGGTTACACAACCTTGGCGTCGACACAAGCGAAAGTAAATTGCTCAAACTCAACATGGCTATGATTGACGATGTAGCAAAAACTATTTCAACATTTATGCAGGACTACAAATCACTACCCGACGGTGAGCGTCCAAAAGTATTGTTTGTAGTTGACTCCTTGGGTATGTTATTAACGCCAACTGATGTCAATCAGTTTGAAGCTGGCGATATGAAAGGTGACATGGGTCGTAAACCTAAGGCACTTACAGCACTAGTTCGAAACTCAGTAAACTTTTTTGGTAGTTATAATGTTGGCATGGTATGTACTAACCATACCTACGCTAGTCAAGATATGTTTGACCCCGACGATAAAATCTCTGGCGGTCAAGGTTTTATTTATGCGTCAAGTATTGTTGTTGCTATGAAAAAAATGAAACTCAAAGAAGACGAGGATGGCAACAAGATTAGTGATGTTATGGGTATTCGTGCTGGTTGTAAAGTTATGAAAACCCGTTATGCTAAACCGTTTGAAGGAATGCAGATTAAGATTCCGTATGAAACAGGTATGAATCCGTATAGTGGTATGGTAGACTTAGCTGAAAAGCGTGGCTTACTTAAAAAAGAAGGCAACAGTTTGGCATTTGTCAGTAGCGATGGCGAAGTTATCAAACAATTCCGTAAAAAATGGGAAGCCAATGAAGATGGTTGTCTTGATAAAATTATGCTAGACTTCGGAAAACAGCAAGAAACAGTAAGTACTGATGACACACCAACGGAGGAATAAGAATGTCAGTAGATTTAGCAAGAGAAATTTATAACGAACTAAAGCGTTTTGTAAACACAGTAGACAAAGACGAAGCTGCTGAAACACTGGTAGCAGTTTTAATCGACAACGACATCGATGCTGATGATATCAAAGACACTTTTAAGACCGAAACAGAAGTTAAACGGGCACTTACAAGCTACCTAAAAGATCATCAAGATGACGAAGAGGAAGACGACGAAGAAGACTTTGAATACGATGACGAGGAAGACGACTATTAATGTGGTATAGCCGTGTAACAGCCGACTTGAGTGCAATCCCAGATTTTATTGCACACTACGAAACTGAACTCGAACATGCTAAAATGGAATGCCGAGTAGGTGGTATGGTTGAAAAGAACATTACCAACTTACCTGGTATTACCGAACATAGATTTAATCAACTTCAAGAAATTGAAGCTGTTTTAAATTATCTTAACATTCAACTTAGAAAAATTCGTCGTAAACATTTTCAAAAATATCTCGAAGGATATGCTCGTGCTTTAACTAGTCGTGATGCGGAAAAATATGTTGATGGAGAAGATGAAGTTATTGATTTTGAAACATTAATCAATGAAGTGGCCTTATTACGCAATCGCTACTTAGGTATTATGAAAGCAATGGAATCTAAAAACTTTATGCTAGGGCATATTGTTAGACTTAGAGCCGCCGGAATGGAAGATATACAGGTATAACATGTTTAAAAACGCAGACGAATCGCATCAACATAGTTTACAAATTCTTAATCAGTTAGGAAACTATGAAGATTTTATGTTATCAATTAAAAATCTTGCCGATATAGGATGTGGATCTGGTAAAGATTTAGAATGGTGGGCCACCCGTACAGCTAGTGATGATCGAGCTACCCCACTTAATATCTCGTGTCAAGGTATAGATATTATGGATAGTTTAGCAGTGGCTAAAAAATATCCTAATATTACATACCAACGAGCAGACTTTGAAACTACACTGCATACGCCTCCGGATAAATTTGATGTACTTTGGTGTCATGATACTTTTCAATATGCCGTTAATCCAATTCAAACATTAATTAATTGGAGAACTATCACTAGCAATGGTGCTATGTTAGCCTTAGCTGTTCCGCAAACTACTAATGTACGTCACAAAGATTTAGATTTTAGTCAGAAAGATGGCTGCTATTATCACCATACTATAGTCAGTCTTATTCATATGTTGGCCTTAACAGGGTGGGATTGTCGTGCTGGATTCTTTAAAGTAGATCCAATTGATAACTGGATTTATGCTGTAGTATATAAAAGCAATCAAGAGCCTAGAGATCTTAAAACTACTCGCTGGTATGATTTGGCTGACGCAAAATTATTGCCTGATTCTGCCGAAAAATCAGTTATGGCCCGGGGCTTTTTACACCAACGAGATTTAGTATTGCCCTGGTTGGATAAGAGTTTACAGTGGCTCGGAGCCCAATGATAAGTTAGTACTCACTTACAAACCCCTAAACACAGGGGTTTTATTTTGGTTGACAACAAATTTATATTTTGCTATACTCGTATTATAGTAACAAAAATAATTAAACATGAACGAAATTTATAACGTAACTTATTCAGCGTATCACCCAGGTAGTACTGAAGTGATTAGTGAAGGCACTATGCCAATTCATGCTACTTCATTTTATCTAGCCGAACAAACTGTTAAGGTTATGTTTTCGGGCGCAGAAGTTATTATTCGCTATACAAATAAACAGTAGTTGACAATTAAATCGTTATACCATATAATAGTATTATTAACAATATAGTTAAGGAGCTAAAAGATGTCTACAATTTTAATTAAAAATGGTGTATATCGTAATCAACCTGTAAACAATGTTTCATTTACATTAGTTAAAGGTTATCAAACTGGAGCCAAAGGAGGCTATGTGACTGTAAAATCTGAAGGCTTTTTTGGTGAAGAATACGACGATGTTCGTATTAAAGTAAGTTCAATTGAAGACTTAGAGTTTGTAACTGAATCTGTTCCTGTTGGTGAATTTGTTGCGCCAATTGTAACCAAACCTGCTACAGAATCGGATGATGAAGTTATGGATCGTATTGAACAACGATTTGAAATTTTACATCAAATGACTCGTGCTACAATTTCAGGAGATGTCCGAGCTATGATTGTAGTTGGCCCTCCAGGAGTAGGTAAGTCATACGGTGTAGAATTTGAACTTGAGAAGTCAGGATTATTTGACAAAATCTCAGGTAAAAAAATTAAGTATGAAGTAGTCAAAGGGGCGATGACTCCAATTGGTTTATACTGTACTTTATATCGCCACAGTGACGCTAACAACGTTTTGGTATTTGACGATTGTGACTCTGTGTTCCAAGATGAATTGGCGCTAAACATTCTTAAAGCCGCATTGGACTCTGGCAAGAAGCGTAAAATTCACTGGAATTCAGATAGTGCTATGTTGCGCCGCGAGGGTGTTCCAGATATGTTTGACTTCAAAGGTGGTTGTATTTTTATTACCAACTTAAAGTTTGACAATCTTAAATCTAAGAAAATGCAGGACCATTTAGAAGCATTACAAAGTCGTTGTCACTTTTTGGACTTGACATTGAATACAATGCGTGACAAGTTTTTGCGTATTAAACAAATTTTCCGCCAAGGTCAGTTGTTTAAGGATTATGATTTTAGTCCAGAGCAAGGTGAAGAAATCCTAGCATTTATGGATACCAATAAAGATAAATTGCGTGAAATGTCCTTGCGTATGGCTCTTAAATTGGCAGACTTAACCAAAGTATCGCAAGAAAATTGGAAGGCTTTGGCGGCTAGTACTTGTATGAAGAATAGCTAAAAATTTTACTTACTTTATAACTCAAGGTAAGTACAAGGTAGCTCCTGGGCTAGGAAACTAGCCCGTTTTATCAGGCACCCATAAAACGGTGCCTGTTTTTTTGCTCTTTGCATACTAAGTATGCTATAATAAGTGATAATGCGAACAGCTATAATAACAATCCGTGATGAGGTTAATATCAAAATAGAAGGTCTGGAATTGGATGCCAGACGGAAACTAGTAAACACATTTAAGTATGATGTGCCTGGTGCTAGATATTTGCCCGCAGTTAGACTGGGACGATGGGACGGCAAAGTTTCCTATTTTCAATTGGGTGGGTCAACTTATGTAAACTTACTTCCTGAAATTATTCCTATACTGGATAGTTATAACTATGATATTGAGCTCAATGATCTTCGTGATTATTCTACTAATTTTGATTTTGAACGAGTAACCGAAGAAACCTTTAGTCATATTAATTGGGGCAAAGATCATCCTATGGAGGGCCAGCCAATTAAATTGCGCGACTATCAAGTTGAAATTATCAATAACTTTTTAGAAAATCCGCAAAGCATACAGGAAATCGCCACAGGCGCAGGTAAAACAATTATGACCGCGGCACTAAGTCAACGATGCGAAGCTCACGGCAGGACCATTGTAATTGTACCTAATAAAAGTTTAGTAACACAAACAGAAAAAGATTATCGTGGCTTAGGTTTAGATGTTGGAGTTTACTTTGGAGATAGAAAAGAGTGGGGCAAGAAACATACTATTTGTACTTGGCAATCTCTAAACATACTTCTTAAAAATACTAAAAATGGAGCAGATGTTACAATACATGACTTTATCGAAGATGTGGTTTGTATTATGGTCGACGAAGTACATATGGCCAAAGCTGATGCTTTAAAAACATTACTCACAGGAGTAATGAGTCGAATTCCTATTCGCTGGGGTCTAACTGGAACTGTGCCTAAAGAGCCATATGAGTTTCAGGCATTGAAGTGTAGTTTAGGCCCGGTTATCAATCAACTATCAGCCAGTGAACTTCAAGATCGCGGAGTACTAGCACAATGTCATGTTAATATTGTACAATTAATTGACCATGCTGAGTTTTCTAATTATCAATCTGAACTTAAATTTTTACTAGAAGAACCCGATAGACTTGATACCATAGCACAATTAGTTGACAAAGTTAATGCCACAGGCAATACATTGGTATTAGTGGATCGTGTAGCAGCAGGACACGCTATTGTAGAAAGACTAGGAGACAAAGCAGTATTTGTCAGCGGAGCAACTAAAGGAACTAAACGAGATGAAGAATACGCAGAAGTGGCAACAGCTACTGGAAAAGTTATTGTTGCTACTTATGGTGTCGCTGCTGTGGGGATTAACATACCTCGTATTTTCAATCTTGTTCTTGTGGAGCCAGGCAAAAGTTTCGTCCGTGTCATACAAAGTATTGGTCGTGGCATCAGGAAAGCTGAGGATAAAGACTTCGTCCAAATCTGGGACGTGACTAGCACTTGTAAATTTGCCAAAAGACACCTAACCAAACGCAAACAGTTCTACAAAGAAGCAAACTACCCATTTACTCAAGAAAAATTAGAGTGGAAATAGTTGACAAACCCAAATATGATGTTACAATAATACTATGCGAATATTAACTTTAGACAACGAACCATACGACTTAGATCATCTTCCCGAAGAAATAGATGATATGCGATTTAGTATTTTAGATAACTCCAATCCACAAGATCCAGATTATCACTACATTCCATTAATCTTTTTAGAAAGTTTTAATGCTCCTGCGTTAGTGTTAAAAATTGGTGAACATAAAGTTCGTATGCCTGTTGATTGGCAACTATTAATCGGTGAACCAGACTTTGGTGACTTAGAAGTTATACCATTATCAGCACTTAATGATCGCGGGTTTAAAGCATTTCAGTTTAATCCAATCACAAGTTTTAGACCAAGTTTTCTTGATGTAGAAATTTTAGATGTGTATCAGGATGTAGCGTGGTATGCCCCTAAACTTAAAAACGGACAGATGTTATGTGTTCCTTTAAGTGACGGCAAAGAACCGGAATGTGTATATTTTGTCAAAGATATCAGTCGTACTTGCGAAGTAGTAGATTATAATAAGGCATTTTAATTCATGGACAAATTAAGCATCAGCAACGAAATGACACAGTTTGATCGTAAGAATCGAGACTTTTACGACAGCTTGACTGACGAAGAGCGTAAAAAGTTTTCTACATTTCTAATGATTAGATATGGTAGTAGTGTAAGTGGTGGCAGAGATTTACAGGAATTTTATCTTATTTCTGCTAACGAAAGACTTAATAAGAATTTCTTCTCCTTACACAAGCATCCTAAACTACAATGGCTAATGGCAACAACTGTAAGTCCTGGTATGGGAACATTTAGGCATAATTGGATAGCAACAAAGAAAAAAGAACCCAGCTCAAGTAGTATTAAAAAACAAATAGCGGAATGGTACCCACAATTAAAAAACGATGAAGTAGAGCTAATGGCAAGAATTAATACTAAAAAAGAGATAGACGCACATATGAAACAATTAGGACAGGAGAGTAAAAAATGATTTGGTTTTTTTCAAAACAATCTAACCCAGCAGAGCCAGATTTCAATCAAGTAGAATATATTGATACAGACGGCACAGTATATAGATATAAGCCGGTAAAACATATTACAGCCAACGAAGTCGCTAGGCTTTTACCGTTGTTTTTAAATCCCAATACTACAGCAGCAGATTCAATTGCTTACATTAAAAAAGAAAATTTAGAACGAAACTTTGTTATTAACCCAGAAGAATGAGTTATACTTGCCAGTATTGTAAGAAGAATTTTATCAAAGAATCTTCTTTGACTGTGCATTCTTGCGAGCCCAGGAGGCGTAGACAAGAAAAAGATGAAGCTGGAGTTAGATTAGGATTTAATTCTTATATAAAATTTTACGAATTAACCCAAGGATCAGCTAAGTTAAAAACCTATGATGATTTTTGTGAAAGTCCTTACTACAAAGCCTTTGTAAAATTTGGCAGATATTGTGTAAACACAAAAGTTATTAATCCGGCTCGCTTTACAGAATGGGTACTAAAGCAAAATAAAAAATTAGACTACTGGTGTAGTGATAAACTCTATGAAGAATATTTATTATTCTATCTTAAAGTAGAACGAATGGAAGATGCGTTGGCCCGTGGTATAGAACACGCACTAACATGGGCCGAAGAAAAGGAAGCGCCGTCGCAAGATTATCTGCGTTATGGTAATCACAATGTTATAACAAGTTCTATAGTCAACGGCCGTATTAGTCCGTGGATATTATATAATTGTGAATCGGGGCAGAGATTTTTATCTGAAATGAGTACAGAACATCAAGCAATGGTGTGGACATATATAGATCCTGATGTATGGACAAAAAAATTAAAAGACGATCCAGCTAATCGTATTGAAGCACAAGAATTATTACAAAAGGCAGGATGGTA